CGCCCGTCCGGAATATCCCCCCAAGGGTCGGAATTGCCCCCGCAATTCGCGGGAATTCCTCCCGAAGTCAATCCCGCATTAGACCCAATCCGCGGAATGCCGGAATTCACCGGCATCATTCGGAAACCGGGGGAAATCCGGGCGGACCACGGGTGCATGACGCCCCAACCGGATTCCGTGGTGTGGCGTCGTGCCCCATGGTTGGCCGGATTGGTGGACGACATGCCCGAGTCGGCCCGGTGGCCCCGTCTCATGTCCCGGCCGCACCCTCGGGCCGTCGGGTCCTATGGGCCGGACGCGGAATCGTGGCTAGAAACCGAGGCCGGGATAACCCTCCGGTGGTGGCAACGCCTCGCCCTCTATCGGATTCTTGAGCATGACGACGCCGGGGCGTTGGTCTGGATAACCGTTGTCCTGTCCGTGGCCCGACAGGTGGGCAAATCGTGGTTGGTCCGTGCGTTGGCCCTTTGGCGGATTACCCATCCCGACGTTTTCGGTGAGCCGCAATTAGTTCTCCATACCGGCAAGGATTTGAACGTGTGCCGGGAAGTGCACCGGCCGGGCCGGGTGTGGGCACGACGCCGCGGTTGGTTTGTCCGGGAGACGAACGGTCAAGAGGAGATTGCCACGCCGGACGAGTCCCGGTGGATTGTCCGCGGGTCTAATTCGGTGTACGGGTATCCGGCATCTATGGCTATCGGGGACGAGGCGTGGGCCATGTCGGCCCGGTTGGTTGAGGACGGGCTAGAACCCACCATGTCCGAACGCTTGTCCCCGCAATTGGTGTTGTTGTCCACGGCCCATTCCCGGGCGTCGTCTCTCATGTTGGGGCGTCGGGCCGCGGCCCTAGACGAATGGGATAACCCCGCGGATTCCCTGCTATTGGAATGGTCGGCCCCGTACGACTCCGAGATATCGGACCGGGACGCGTGGCGACAGGCTTCCCCGCATTGGTCGGCCGGGCGGGCACGTCTTTTGGAGGCCCGGCTACGGCGGGCCGAATCGGGGGTGTCTGACCCGGACGATATTGACGATGACCCGATTAGGTCATTCCGTAGCCAAGTGCTCAACGTGTGGCCGATGCAACGCATGGCGGGGGCGGGCCGGGATGAGGCGTTGGTCAATCCGGACGTGTGGGCGGCCGGAACCGATTACACGGCCACGGCCCCGGACGGCCCGGTGACATTGGCAATAGAGGATTGGTACGGGCTTGGGGCCGCCGTGTGTGTGGCGGCCCGATTGGCTAATGACCGGGTGTTGGTGTGGGGGGACGTGTTCGCCACCCGGGGCGAGGCGTTGGCTTGGGCGGACGCCGAATTGCACACCCATGAGAACCGGGACGGGTCGGACGTGATTGTCGGGGCGTCCCTGAATCCCCCCGCCGTGGCCGAGGCGTTGGGGTGTCCCGCCGTGGGGGCTACCAATGGACACACCCGAATCGGCCTCCCGTTGGTCCGTGCCATGGCTAACGGCGGCCAACTCGTCCACGGCGGGGACCGGGCCATGTCCGGCCAGGTGACCGCGTGCCGGGTCACGGCCCGGGACGGGGGCTTGGTGATTACCCATAAGGCCGTCCGGAGTGACTTGGTGCGGGCCATGTCATGGGCGGTCATGTCGGCCGCAAAACCGGCCTCCGATCCCGTCCCGTTTTTCGTCTACTAGCCACCGGGGGAGACATGCCGGTATCTATCGCCAACGCCCGGGCCGCGGGCCGTCTACGGGCCAATGTGGCCCGCCGTGGGGCCTTTCCCGGCCTCGGGGGGTCCGGCCTTATGCCGTCCCGTCCGTGGTCGTGGCTATTCGGCGACATGGAACTACCGACGCCCGCCCCGGCCACCGAATACACGGCCATGGGTTATCCGCCATTCGGCCGCGGCGTGGCCCTCTTGGCGTCCGCGATTGCGACCACCCGGTGGGTAGCCGAACGGTGGGACCCGGCCTTGGGCGTGCACGTAGCACTACCGGACCAACCGTCCGTCATCACGGACCCCTATCCCGACGTGACGCCGTGGGCGTACCGGTGGGCCGCGGTTGAGGACGGCATTCTGTACGGAAACCATTTCGCCCTATACGGGGAAATGGATTGGCGGACGAAACGGCCCGGTTGGTTACTGCCGTTGCCCGCGGACGCCGTGTGGATCATGCAGGACCCCACGTCCGGGAATTGGACGTGGCTAGTCGGGGGCGAGGAGATTCCCCGCGGGGACATGTTCCATATCCCGTTCGGCAACCGGTCCGGGGAAATCCTCGGGCGTGGCGTGTTGTGGCAATACGCCGAATGGTTGGGGTCCGCCCTGGCCGCGGAAGAGTATTCCGGGACCTATTTCGCGGGCGGCACCCTGCCCCCCGCCGTTCTCCAATCCCCCGAATTGCTCACCGATGACCAGGCCCTAGACCTGAAAACTAAATGGCGGGAAATGACCAACAATCGGGAACCGGTGGTCATGCCGACGGGCTACACCCTCACCCCGGTTGTGTCGAATGCCGAACAGGCCCAACTAGTCGAAACGCGGCGTTGGTCCGCCGAAATGGTCGGCATGATGCTAGGTATCCCGTCGTGGAAACTCGGATTACCCGGCCCCACGATGACCTATCAAAACGTAGAAACCGCGGATATTGATTTTGTCCGGGATGGGGTGGACCGCTATTCGTCCCCTATTGCCGCGGCCTTTTCCAAATGGCTAATGCCGGGCGGAACCCAAGTGCGTTTCGATTGGACGAGTCGGCAACGGGCCGACGCCACGACCACGGCCAACACCCTCACGGCCTACGTGTCCCAAGGGATTCTGACCGTGGACGAGGCCCGGGCCGTGTTGGGCCGCCCGCCCGCCGATGCGGCCACGGAAGAGAACACGACGCCGGAAGACGTGCCGGAATTGACCCCGGCCTCAACCACGGTGGAGGGGTAAACCATGACGCAACTAGTCATCACGCGGGCCGCCCCCGAAATGGAACCCATTGGGGACGGGTGGACGGTGCACGGAATGGCCGTGCCGTACGGCGTGGAATCGGACGTGACCGACGATGGGGGGACCACGTTTTACACGGAATCTTTTGCCCCACGGTCATTCGCCCGTGACTGCACCAAAGGCGGCCGGTGGGTGAATCTCTACCTCGGACACGAGGGAGACGACGGGGACCGCTATCTGGGCCGGTGTGTGGCCCTCCGGGAGTCCGACGACGGCCTCATGTGTGACTTCCGGGTCAATCGGGAACACCCGGAGGCCGAGGCCGCCCGGTCCGGGGAATTGACACATTGGTCCGTGTCGGCCCGGGTCTATCGGTCCCGACACGAGAACCGGGACGGCCGGACCGTCGTAATCCGGGAGGCGTGCGGCCTTAGCCACGTGGCCGCCACGGCGTCCCCGCAATACGCCGGGGCCGGTGTCCTCGTGGCCCGTGAACACGTGGTGATTGACGAAACCGCCACGCCGCGGCTAGACGCCCTCCGGTCATGGCTCAACGAATTGGACGGGTGACCGTGGCCGACATGGCGGCCGAGGCCGTAAACCTGATATTGGAACGCCTAGACGCGGCCCTAGACGAGTTACGCCGGATTGCCGACGCCCTAGAGGGCTTGGCCGAACAGCAGGTTTAGAAATGTGCACGTGTGACATGTTCCCGGCCGAACACCCCGACGGTTATACGGACGGGGTGACCTATTGCGAAATGCTGCTAAGGCCGGGGCCGCGGTTGTCCCCGCATTTGTTCCCCGGCACCGTCCCCACCGAACCGGAGGCGTCCCGTGTATCCGTGGAATAACCCCATCGTTTGGCTATTGCTTCTCATCCTCGTGGGCGTCGTCCTCCTCTTGTTCGGCGTTGACTTATCGGCCCATTAGCGGGAACGTGGCCCCAATGTGAGCCGCCACCCGGCCCGGCATGTCATCCGCCACCCGGACGAAACAATCCGCCACCCGGAGACGCACCGTGTTAGCCGCCACCCGGCCGAATTCCGCACATAGGGAGACGGCCCAATGGGTGCGTATCTGGACAGGCTTAACGCGCAATTTGACGAAATCCGCACCGGAATTGACGAATTGGTCAACCGTGCTGCGGACGAAAACCGGGACGTTACCGACGACGAACAGAAGAGGGTGGACCGGGACAAATCACGGATGGACGAACTCACGTCCGCGATTGCCCATTACACCGAAATTGAGTCCAAGGCCGAAAAGGTAACCGCCCTCCGGGCGAACGCCCCGGCCCCCCGGCAGACGGCCACCGTTCGGGAACCGGAACCGGAGTACGACATTGCACGGGAATTCCCGACGCCGGGTGACTACGCCGTGACCGTGCACCGGGCCATGGTGCTCCGGGAACCGGACGCCGTGGAAACGCTCAACCGGGCCACGATGCACCAAAAGACGACGGATAACCCCGGGCTTATCCCGCGGCCCGTCCTCGGTCCCGTTATCAGCCTTATCGATAACTCCCGGCCGTTCGTCAACTCGTGTAATCGTCGGGGCCTCCCGGCCGGGTCATTCGACCGCCCGACGGTTACCCAACACGTGGCCGTGGACGAACAGGCCGCGGAAAAGGATCTAACCGCTAGTCGGCAAATGACCATTGGGAAGATTCCCGTAGACGCGCACACGTTCGCGGGTCACCTGAATATCTCCCGGCAGAACATTAAATGGACGAGTCCGGCCATTCTGAATATCGTCTTTGACGATTTCGCGGCCGTGTATGCGACCCGGACATGTGACTTTGCCTCAACGGAGTTTGTCGGTTCCATCACCAATGCCCCCGTAGTTGTGGGCGGCAACACCGGGGCCGATCTGACCGAGGCCCTTTACGGGGCGGCCGCGTCCATTCTCGCGGCCACCGGGTCACTCCCCGACACCCTTTACGCCTCCCCGGACGCGTGGGGCCGGATGGGTGGAATGGCTAACGGAATCGGAATGCCCGCGTTCCCGTCCCTGTCCATCGAATCGACCGCGGGAAACCCCCTCGGGCTTTCCCTCGTGGTGGACGCGCATTTCCCGGCTAACACCCTCATCCTCGGGGCGTCGTCCCGGAATGAATGGTATGAGGACGTGGACGGGCTTTTGCAGGTCCAAGAGCCGGACGTTTTGGGTCAACTCGTGGGATATGCCGGATTTGCGGCCTATCTCAACACCGTGCCCGCGGCCTTTACGCCTCTCACCCTCCCGGCCCCGGTGGCCGGTGGGACCTCGGGGGCCACGAGTAAGACGGCCTCTAGTTCCGGTGGGAAGTAACCGGACATGACGACGGTATGGGACGGGGTGGGAATGCCCCCGGGGTATCCGGATTTGGCCGCCGTTCGGGCCTATATCCGCGTCCCCGCCACGTCCCTACCGGACCCCGATTTAGAACGGTTCATGGCGGCCGCGGCCATTGACCAATCGCACCGATGCAACACCGACAAAGGCCGCGACCCCGACACCGGGGCCGTGGCCGAACCGTTGGAACAGGCTTTTTATCGACGGGTGCAACGGGAGGTAGCCGCGAAAAATCTGCCCCTCGGAATGGTGGGGGTGGATTCCGCCGAATATGGGCCGACTCGGATTCAATTGGACGCCCTTATTACGGACCACGAAAAGGCGTACCGAATTCAGGTTTTGGGATAGAAAGGGGCCGACATGGCCGACGACGGAACACGGAAACTCGGTCCCGGGGTGCTCAAGATTGGCGCAACCGGTACGGAAATCGACGTATCGTGCCTAATCAATTCATGCACGATTACGGCCGATAAGAATGAGGGAGATAGCACAACGAAATTGTGCGGAACGGTCAAGCCCGGTGCGATTACGTACGACTATCACATGGACGGGAATCTCGACACGGACCTTGGTTTGTCGTCCGGTATTTTCGCCCTGTCCCAATCCGCGGCCGGGACCCAAATGGCGTTCACCTATATCCCGAATGACGAACCGGTGGACCCCGCCACGACGGTCACCGAGGCGTCCGGAACCCTCGTTATTGACCCGTTGGATTTCGGCGGGGACACGATGGGGGAAACCATGACTAGTGATTTCTCATTCACCGTGGTTGGTGCCCCGACGTACGACTACGCGGCAACGGCACCGGTAACCCAATCGGCCACGGGCGGGACGCCCCAAGAGGCCGCGGCGTGACGGGTGACCGTGTGGTGGTGGAGGGTGCGGCCGCCCTGGCCGTAACCCTCCGGGTGGCCGCGTCCCGGATTCAAGCCATGACGCGGCCTAATGCCGATACGGCGGCCTTTCTCGCCACCCGTGGACGTTCGGATGCCCCGGTGAGAACGGGCCGCCTAGCGGCCTCCGTACGCCCGGCCTCGGATGACGAGGGGGCCGAGGCCGGGTCGGCCCTGGCGTACGCCAACCGGACCCATTGGGGCTATCGGAGATATCACCAACCGGCCCAACCGTTTATTGCCCGGCAAGTGTGGAATAACGAGGGCCGCCTACTCGAGAACTATCAAAGTTACGCCGAAAAGGTATTAGACGGGGTAAAGGGGACGCATTGACATGGGAGAAATCCGTCTGAATACCCCGCGTGTCCGCGTCGTCCGGGACGGGGTGCCGGATATTG